CTAGGTCAAACCCATCCAAACTGTCCTCATTAGACTCAAAGTTTAGTGGAGGCAAGTTATTCTTACGTTGGTTGATCAGCTTGCTCTGCTCTGTGTTCTGCTGACTGATACGCTTAGACTTAGCGTCCTCCTTCATCTTCTCTCTCTCACTAAGGCTTGACACCTCCATGCCTCTCAACTGAAGGTTCATCTGAAACTCTCTCTCCATTAGCATCAACTTCAACTGAGCCTCCTGCTCTCGTAGTTGCATTCTAGTTTGTAGCTCAGTCTGTGAAGCCTGCAACTGAGCCTGTGCCTCCATCTGAATCTTCTGCATTGAAGCCTGTGCTGCCATCTGCTGAGACTGCATCTGTTGCTGTGCCTGAATAGCCTGCTGTTGCATAGCCATCTTCTGCTCACGCTCTTGCTTCATCTTACGCTTAACCTTCAGCAACTGATTGGCTAGCTTTAGATTCTTAACCTCCCTGATGTCTATCGCATCCTCTAGGTTTATGTCACCCTTAGATAAAGCCATCTGAACATTCTGCTCAAGTAGTGCCTTCTGCTCTTCGTCAGGTGCTATCTCGATGAATATACCAAAGTCATATAGGTATAAGTCTTTTATGTCGTCAAGGATAGACACGTTGTACTTGCCTATCTTGTTTATAAAGTCATCCTTGAAGTCAGAGTACTCTAGTATATCACTTACTCTGTATGTCAACGCCTCTGATAACGACCTGAAAATATATAAACTTCCGTCAAGGATATGTCTAGTTGCAGTGTTTGAATTAAGTGCAGCCAACTTCTGTAACCCAACTAAAGAGTCAGGGTCAGGCATACTGCCGTCTCTCGCTTCATTTAAGCCTGTTACAGTGCGTAACATGTTCATGTAATGGTTATAGTTGCCTATAAGCATTTGAGCCTTAGAAGAGCCTGAATTTGATGTTAGCTGTTGGATAGGAACTCGTGCGTTGTTGAACTCACCATCCTGTGTGTATGAACGACCAATTACACTACCCGTTTGGAAGTATAACCTTAATGCATCCTCAGGATTATATGCAGCCCCTGTGCCAAGGTCAACCTCGTTCAATCCGTCTGCATCAATAAATACACCGTCAGGTACAACCTTAGATATAACCTGCTGTAACTTTAAGTGTGTAATCTGTATCAAGTCTACGAACGGGATCATACGCCTAACCAAAGACTCAATAACGCCCTTATACATCCGAGGTGCAACGGCTACATAGTTTGGCAACGCATGCTGACTAGTTGACTTAGGTCTAACCATATTCTCAGCAAGCTCCCACTTCAGTAAGTAGTTTGTTCCCATGACCATTACTCCGTCATACCAAACATCAATAGTCTTCTCAATCTTCTCGAAGTTCGCCTCGTCCATCATCTCCTGTGGTGGATTGAATTGGTCGTCCTTCTCAATAACCTTAACCGCACCCGTATCATCGTTCTTCTTCTTCTTATACACCATCTTTTTGGTGGTCTTATAGTTGAAGTACATCAACGTAACAGTGTCTCTGTAGAATATATCATTGTCATAATACTGAGCAGTATTGTAATAGTCATACCAACTCTGCCCACTCTTAGATATTTCTTCTAAGTCTTCCTTGGTTAGCGTAGGGTCTATCTTTATTAACTCAGTTATTGGAACTGTTTTAATCTCACCCCAATAAAAGCAATCCTTGAAGTGAGGATCTTCGGTGTAACTATACACCACATTTGCAGGGTCTACATACTTTATCTCAACACCCGAACCCGGAAGGAACTCATGCTTTGCTGTGGCTATACCTAAAACAGTAAGGTCATAGTCAAGCCTTTTCCTGAGGTCAATATACTTGTTCTCATCTAGCATTGTGTTTATCGCCTGCTCCTCAGCTATCTCAATAGCCGGCTTGTAGTTAAGTTGCATGTACAACGCCAACTCCTCATCCGTAGATGGAAGCTCCTCAGGGTCTACAGTAAACGGATTAACACCCGCCTTGTCCTGTATAATGTCTAGGATAGGTTTTGCCGCCATCTGTCCCTGTATCATCGTCTGATACCTACTCCTCTTTGATTGGGATATTGCATCCTGTGCATAGGCATTAACCTTGAATAGTCTGTCAGACATTCCGTTAACAACAATGTCTACAAACTTTGGCATGATAGGCACAGGTGTCCAATCTAAGTTAAGGTAAGATAGGTCTCCATTAATAGCCAACTCATTCTTATACTTGCCAACAGGTTGCTCACCCCTTGCATATAGTCTTAGTCTGTGAAAGTTTCTCCATTGGTCATAAAACCTACATTGGTTTCCATCCTTCTTGAACCACTCATATTGAATAGCCTGACCAATTTGTAACCCAAAAGAATCTGAACTCTTCTCAGCATCAGAAACAAATTGGCTTGGAAATCCTGTAGCGGAAATGTTTATCTTGACATCCTTCATGTAATAATTTGACTTATTGTTCCCTTGTTATTATATCTTGCAAAGTTAATGTTTATTTTTGACTCTTTTTTTTCAGGCTGATATAGGTGTTTTTGACACGCCATAATCGCTAACCCTGAACTGATTGACGCATCAAACTTAGTCCGGTTGGTAATATCAAACTTTGCCCAATCCTCAAGCGTCCTTGTGAATATCATAGACCCATACTCATCAGATGGTCTGTATGAACCCTCCATGTCGATGCCAACATACTTCTCAATGTAGGACTCTATAGCTGCTGCGTGAGCCTGCTTTACATCCTCACTAGTGTTAGGTATACCCCCAAGCTCTTTCTCTGTCTTAGATAGCTTCGTATAGTGCTTGTCGGGTCTGTTCAAGCAGTACCCCCTGTACCCCCTGTTCTTGAAGTGGTATAATAGCCTTGGCTTGTTGTTCTCTATAAGTATAGGCATACCATAGAATACACACGCCATCAACACATCCTCGTAAAATATCTCAGCAGTCTGAGGTCTAGCTATGTACTCCAAGAAGAACTCATTGCTAGGTGCGTCATCCATGTTAAACTTTGTAAGACCGTGGAGTGCACCGTTCGATCCACCACCACCAACTACCCCTGATATGTCATACGAGTCACAACCAAATGCACCTAGGTGCTCATTGGGTGGATACATCACACCGTTCCTCTTTATAGGCGTGGTGTGTATCTTTGAACTTGGTGTCCAACTCACATAGAACCTTCCACTCTTGTTCGGTGAGAATATAACCTTCGTGTCCTTTATACCGTCCTTCCAACTAAATGAACCACGAGTAACGTGGTGCTCCATAATAAGCAAGTCGTTGTAGTCTATCTGCTGATATATCTTTGTCAGGTTAAATATAGACTGCTTGCTCTCATCCCTGAATGCATGTGACTCAGTCCTTGGAAACTGACGATAAAACTCGTTCAACCCATCAGCATCATTCTTCAAAGAGTCAACCTCAGCCTCCCAATAGTCTATAGCACCGTATGATATTAATTCATTGTCTATACCCAACACAGGCTTCTCAGGAGTTCTGAACACAGGCATACCATACCTGTCAATAAATCCCTCCATGTTCCACTCCATTGGTATAAACAAACTATACATCCCACTCTTGGTCTGTCCATTAGCACTACGCTTCTCAACGTTTGAGTCCTCGTAAAGCTTCTTGAAATTGTCACCACCCTTAGCCAATGCATTAGACGTAGACCCCATCATACACTTGCCAATAATCTTACTACCTAGTCTTAGACATGTCTTAGTCACTCGCCAATTGTTTAGGATGTTGTTCGGCTTTATCCACTTACCACTCTCGTCATGTACTAACAACAATAGCTTCTCACCATCGTAGCTGTTATCGTCTGTGTTCTTCCAATCTATTGTGGTATCCAACCCTTCAATTGCATCATCCTCCGAGTCAAACATATTCTTCTTAGTAATCTTAGATGCAGGTACACGATACGCCAACTCAGTCTTAGGCTTATCCATACCGTCCATAATAGGCTTGAAGAAGAATGGTAGCCTGCTGTTTATTGGCACAACCTTATCCGTAAACATCTTCTTGGCATCACTACCCGTCTTTGATAGTATCCCAACTCGTGCATCCTTTGCAAGTGTTGCCGTATGGATACACTCAGACGATGACATAAAGGAGAATCCCGAACGTCTTATCTTCAAGTACACCATACCAAAGCTTCTCTTGTCAGCCTTACACGCCTCCCAAAATATATGTAGTATCCTATTAGCCTCCCGGTAGTCCGGGTATCCTACGTCAATAGATGCCCACTGCAGGTACATATAGTGTGAGCCTGTGATGTATGTAGGCTTGCCGTTATTCATGAACCAATAACCAAACTCCCTGTGGTCAAACTCGTTCTCAATGAAGTCAACCCAACGAGACTTAAACTCCTTGGTCATCTCATTCCATTGAAAAATTGATTGTATCTTTGCAAGTTCCTTTGGTAACTCCTTACGTTCCCAATACTGCTTTTCTTTTTTGTCGTGCCTCTTGAAACAATTCTTCGGTGCTAGTGGCAATCCTATCTTTAGGTTCTGAATCTCAACAACCTCACCTAGAGTACCATCCTTTGATATTACAACAAGGTCATACGTTTGGTCATAGCCATACGCCCAACTCTTCGCCTTGTTCTTATTGGACAGTACGCTCTTCGGTATGTAGTCTTCAACAACCCTGTATATACTATTTAGATCTTCTTTCTGCAAAACCTTGTCTTGTGTCTACCTTACTTGAACCGCTATCTAATGACTCAATAGCCTCCCTTTCAGCCTCTATCCTGTTTAATATCTCAAAGGCATCAAAGATTGCAAGCTTCTTTGTGGCAGCAGCATTCTTTAACCTATCTGCCGACAGCTCATCCTCAGGGTCGTGCTTGATAATATCCTCCTTGGCAACCTTTATCAGTTGCTCTACAGCCCTGTGACCCGCCTCAATAATCTTTAACTTGGTATCCTTTGAACTCATCATAATAGTATTGTTATATGGCTGTCAAACATTCTATACATCCGCTCCCCATCAACATAAAACTCATACTCAGTCTCAGGCTTGAATGTAACCCTACTACCCTCAGTTACTCCCATAGACCTCAAGTACTCATTAGGGTATCGCATCACACCAACTAGTGGCTCTTCCTTTGTGTTCTTGTATATGTACGACTCCTCTACAGGTACAGGCTCTACAAAGCAATACCTGTCATATGCATGCCAACCATCCTCATTCTTGTACATAAAGAATTGGTCAGGCTCTATGAAGAACAAGTCATCCTTAAAGAAACTCCTTCCACTCCTACGTCTACCCTTCATGTCGTTGTAAAACTTAAATACATTGTGGTGTACAAGCAGCGTATCGCCAACCTTTATAGGTCCTGTGTAACCCAATGGTAACTCCTGAACAATAGCCTCACGATTAGAAAAACGAAAGTCTTCCTCCGATGTGCTAGTTATTACCTCAACCCCACCAATCTCCTTGGTGTTATTGTAACGCCTATCGTCCTTCGGTTTTGCTATGAAGAAAAATGGAGACCTCATTAGAAGTTTATGTTATACTCAATAGATATAGGCATCGATGAAGTGAACTCCTTCCAAAGCAATATCTCCTCATTCTCGCCCTCTATCCATATCTTTATAGAATCACTCTTTTCGTCCATCATTATCAAGTGGATAGTATGAGTGCCATTTAATATCTCCTGCCCTACGATGTAGTGCATAGCACCCGACTTGTAGTCAGGTCCTATACTTATCTTCCTAATATCCATAACGCTATGATTCACCGGACTTGTCAGTCACCTCACCCGTTTGGATGTTGATGACAGCATCTGATCCGTACTTGTCAATTAATAATCTCTCCTCCTCAGCATACTGAACCTTTAACTCATCAACCTTTGATAATAGGTTGTGCTGTGTGATCATCGTGTCTCCTAATTGAATCTTTAGCTGATTGAAGTCGCTCATCAACTTGTGAATCTTTTCCAATTCACCTTTACTTAATTTTGCCATTTTATTTGATTTTTGGCAAATATAAGCAATTATTCTTTATTATCCCGCTTCTTACGTTTATCACGACCGAATGTGAAGGAATCCATCATCTTCTCACCCGTTCTTCCTATAACGTATCCACCTATACCTAACTGTAACAAATTCCAAAACTCATTCTCTAACGGTGGTATAGTAAGCCCAAACAGTGGGGCTAAGAACTTAACATATATAACAATGAATCCAAAGGCTAACATAAGGATAGGTCTCCAACTTCTCTGAAGGAAGTTACCCTTAGCCTCCTCAATAATAATGTCTGTCTGCATCTTTTGAAGCTCCAACTCTTTCTGTATGAATATCTGCTTCAGTGCAATCTCTGCCTGCATCTTCTCCTCCTTGGATGTGATAAGCCCATCAAGA